CCGAATCACATTGCTGACGACTTCTTTGCCTCTGTTTATCCTACTATTACGTCTGGACAAAGTACTAAAGTAATTATCGTTTCTACCCCAAGGGGTATGAATCATTTTTATCGTATGTGGCGTGAGTCTGAAAAGGGTAAGAGTGATTATGTTCCAACTGAAGTTCATTGGTCAGAAGTACCTGGTAGAGATGAAGCTTGGAAAGAGCAAACTATTGCTAACACATCAGAACAACAGTTTAAGATTGAGTTTGAGTGTGAGTTCTTAGGATCTGTTAATACTCTTATCAATGCAGCAAAACTTAAAAATTTAATATTTGAAGATCCATTACAAAGAAATGCTGGACTTGATATTTACGAAGCACCAATACCAGAACATAATTATATAATAACTGTTGATGTTGCTCGTGGATTGGGTAATGATTATTCTGCTTTCATTGTTTTTGATATTACAAACTTCCCATATAAGGTTGTAGCAAAGTATAGGAATAATGAAATTAAACCTATGCTGTTTCCTAATATCATACATGATGTGGCAAAGGGATATAATGATTCATTCATATTGGTGGAAGTAAATGATATAGGGGATCAGGTTGCAAGTATACTTCAATATGATTTAGAGTATGATAATCTTCTTATGGCATCCATGAGAGGAAGAAATGGACAGATTGTTGGACAAGGGTTCTCTGGTAAGAAATGTCAATTGGGTGTAAGAACAACATCAGCAGTTAAAAAGTTGGGTTGTTCTAACTTGAAGACTATGCTTGAGGATGATAAGATATTGGTTAGTGATTATGATATCATATCAGAATTAACCACTTTTGCTCAAAAGCATAATTCATTTGAGGCAGAGGAAGGATGTAATGATGATCTTGCTATGTGCCTTGTCATATTTGCTTGGGTAGTAGCACAAGATTATTTCAAAGAAATGACGGACAATGATGTTCGGAAAAGACTTTATGAAGAACAGAAGAATCAGATAGAACAAGATATGGCTCCATTTGGTTTTATGAACGATGGATTAGATGATACAAGTTTTGTTGATAAAGATGGTGATGTATGGCATACTGATGAATATGGTGATAGATCTTATATGTGGGATTACCGTTAATGGATTTTGATGACCAGATAGAATTAGAGCATTTATTGTTACAAGAAAGAAAGTGTAGGATATGCGGTAAGGTTAAAGATTTAATATCTGATTTTTATCTAATACGTAAAAATAGAAGAAATCAATCAGCATATTCTTATGAATGTAAGGTATGTACTATTAACCGTGTTAAGACTAGTAGAAAGAAATCAAATATTTGGGAATATCCAGATTGGTAGGTTCATGCATAGTTTCCCCAACGAAAAAGGGGGTTTGAATAAATAATAAAAGAATAATCTGAGATTCGGAGACAGAAAAGATGCCACTAAATTTAGCATCTCCTGGCATTATTATAAGAGAGGTTGATCTAACAATTGGTAGAGTGGATCCGACAAGTGGATCGACAGGAGCACTTGTAGCACCATTTGAAAAAGGGCCAGTTGGAGATCCACAACTTATTGAAAGCGAGGAGGATCTGCTCCAGACTTTTGGTAAACCATATTCAGTTGATAAGCATTACGAGCATTGGCTAGTAGCTTCATCATATCTTGCTTATGGTGGAACAATGTCTATTGTTCGAGCAGATGATGCAGGACTAAAAAATGCTACTGATGATGGAACACCTGCTATAAAAATTAAAGGTAGGGAGCATTATACGCAACTTGGGTATGATGAAAATGAAATTGGAGGTACAACTATAGTTGCTAATAGTCCAGGTACTTGGGCAAATGGTATAAAGGTTGCCACAATTGATGGATCCGTTGATCAAGTATTAACTGGTATCGATACAACAGATGTTACTGTTGGAATGGCAGTAACTATTACTGTTCCAGATAATAGAGTTGTAACTACTAATGTTGCTTTAGGTACAACAGAAGTATTAACAGGGCAGTTCTCCGCAATTGTTACAAGCGTTGTAGGAGTTAGTTCTATTGGTGTAAAACTAATAAACCATGTTGCTCAGGACGGAACAGTAACAAATGTAGATTATCAGGAGAAAGGAACTTATTCTTTTGGTGCATCTGGTAATGTTGCTATTCATACTTCAGGATTTAGTACTCCTTGGGTAAGTAGACCTTATACTGGACAATATGACTGGTTTAATGGGCAGCAAATTTCTATTAAAGATTCTAAAGATGAAGCAATAGCTTATCTTGATTGGAGTCAATTATCAAATAGACCATCAACAACATCATACACTTCTAAGAGAGGTGGTAGATTTGATGAGGTTCATGTAGTTGTAATTGATGAGGATGGAGATATAACAGGTAATGCTGGAACCATCTTAGAAAAGCATGTAGGTCTTTCCAAAGCATCAGATGCTGAGTATTCTGTAGGAAGTACAGCATACTGGAGAAAGTATCTAGAAATTAATTCAAAGTATATCTTTGCTGGACAAAAACCTAGTGGTACAGTTGTAGTTGGATTCAGTGCTCCATCTACATACACAACTGCTGGACAAGATACTGGATGGAACCAACCTGCAGGTGGTATAAACTTTGAAGTTAGTGGAAACCAATCATTTAAACTTACTGGTGGTGCTTTATATGGTGGTGTTGTAGATACTGCTACTAATAAAGCAGAAAATCTACCAGGAGCATTTAATTCTGGAATAGACGATCTTATTAGTGGTTATACATTATTTGAAAACGCAGAGGAAACTGACGTAGATTTCATTCTAATGGGATCTGCTAATCATGCTAATATGTCTCAAACTCAAGCAGTTGCTCAAAAAGTAATTGCTGTTGCTGAAGCTAGACAAGATTGTGTAGCATTTGTTTCTCCATACAGACAAGCGTTCATAAACGATACTGCTGCTAATCAAGCATCTGGAAACGTTAGTATTAATAGCATAGATCAAATAACAGACAATGTTATTGAATACTACTCTCCTATAACATCATCTACTTATGGTGTTCTTGATAGTGGTTACAAGTACATGTTTGATCGTTTTAATAACGCATTCAGATATGTTCCATTAAATGGAGATATTGCTGGAACTTGTGCTAGAACAAGCCTTGAGCAATTCCCTTGGTTCTCACCAGCAGGAACAGCAAGAGGTGCTATTCTTAACGCAGTTAAATTAGCATACAATCCAGGTAAGAAACAGAGAGACATTCTGTATTCAAACAGAATTAACCCTGTAATTAACTCTCCTGGTGCTGGAATTGTCTTATTTGGAGATAAGACAGCATTTGGTAAGGCATCAGCATTTGATCGCATTAACGTTCGTAGATTGTTTATCTACCTTGAAGATGCTATCGCAGCGGCTGCTAAAGATCAACTCTTTGAGTTCAACGATGAACTTACAAGGACTAACTTTGTAAATATTATTGAACCATTCTTAAGAGATGTTCAAGCGAAGAGAGGTATCTTCGACTTTGTGGTTGTTTGTGATGAAACAAATAACACAGCAGCAGTAATTGATTCAAACGAATTTGTTGCTGACATATTCATCAAACCAGCACGTTCTATCAACTTCATTGGTCTTACCTTTGTTGCTACAAGAACTGGTGTTTCGTTTGAAGAAGTAATCGGTTCCGTTTAATTAGAGGTTTAAAAAACAATCATGGCTAGAAATCAAGTCAATCCACCACCACTAAGGACTATATCAAACTTCAAGAGTAAGTTGACGGGTGGTGGTGCTCGTTCTAATCTGTTTGAAGTTGTCCTCACTTTTCCCGATGCTGCTCAACCAGACTCTGCGGTTCTTGAAAAAGCAAGATTCTTAGTAAAGGGTGCTAATTTACCAGCATCTAATGTGTCTCCAATAGAAGTTCCTTTCAGAGGAAGGGTACTTAAGATTGCTGGAGATAGAACATTCGATTCTTGGACTGTTACAGTTATTAACGATACTGATTTTGCTATTCGTTCTGCTTTTGAAAGATGGTCTAATACAATTAATAGACTATCTGATAATACAGGTTTAACAAATCCTGCGGATTATCAAGCAGATGCTTATGTTTATCAGTTAGATCGTGACGGATCAACACTAAGATCGTACAGATTCTATGACACTTTCCCAACTCAGGTTGGACAAGTTGAATTATCCTATGACCAAACTGGTATCCAAGAGTTTACAGTTGAACTACAAGTTCAGTACTGGGAAGCTATTAAAGGATCTGGCACAAATGCGGGTGGCGAAGACGTTAACTAAATAGTGCTATAATAGTAGGATAAAGAGTATTATACTATGGCAAAACTTTTCGGTTTTTCAATTGAGGATAGTAAGAAGAAATCCACTTCGATAATTAGCCCTGTTCCCAAGAATAATGAGGATGGGGTCGATAATTATATCGCAAGTGGATTTTATGGTCAATATGTAGATATTGAAGGTGCATATCGTTCAGAATATGAATTAATAAAAAGATATAGAGAAATGGCACTCCATCCAGAAGTTGATGGTGCTATTGAGGATGTTGTTAATGAAGCAATAGTTAGTGATTTGTACGATTCTCCTGTAGAAGTTGAATTGTCAAATTTAAAAGTAGGTGAACCTATTAAGGCAAAGATAAGGGAAGAATTTAAATATATTAAAGAGATAATGGACTTTGATAGAAAGTCTCATGAAATTTTTCGCAATTGGTATGTAGATGGTAGGTTATATTATCTAAAAGTTATTGATCTGAAAAGACCTCAAGATGGTATTCAAGATCTTAGGTATATTGACCCATTAAAAATAAAGTTTATTCGTCAAGAAAAGAAGAAGAAGAATAGCGATCCTACAATTATGGTAAGGGGTGCTAAGGAAGATGTTCCTAATCCCGAATTTGATGAATATTACATGTATACAAGTAAACCAAATTATCCAACTGGAATGATTATGAACTCTACTAAGGGTTCAGTAAAAATTGCTAAAGATTCTATAACACATTGTACTTCTGGTTTAGTTGATAGAAATAAGAATAGAGTTCTTTCATATCTCCATAAAGCAATTAAGGGTCTTAATCAACTTAGAATGATTGAGGATTCTCTTGTAATATACAGAATATCAAGAGCACCTGAAAGAAGAATATTTTATATTGATGTAGGTAATCTACCAAAAGTAAAAGCAGAACAATACCTAAAAGAGGTAATGTC